AAAACTGTTTCAAATATTTAATCACGCCATGTTGGTGTTTGGTCTATACTATGTGTTCACAACTCACGAGTGGGGTTGGTTATACATTAGTGGTATATTCTCATTACTTTTTGGGACGTTTGGTATTGGTATTGGGTTTCATAGATTATTATCCCACCAATCATATAAAACTAATAGGTTCTGGGAAGGGTTGTTATCAATCCTTGGTTTACATGCTACAATGGGATCATCAATCACATGGGTTGGCGTTCACCGACTTCACCATGCTAATTCTGACAAACAATTAGACCCACATAGCCCTTATATAGGACGTGGTCCTGGAGAAGAGCTTAAATTTAGTTGGAAGTTGATTTTCAAAGGCTGGTTTAATTTTTGGAATATAGATCACTTTTCACCAAAGTATGTTGTACATATGATTCGTGATCCTTTCCATTTGTTCATACATAAACATTACTATAAGATTCTATTATTTACAGTAGTTTCTCTTGCAGCAATTGATCCTTTGCTAGCTGTGTTTGTGTATTGTATTCCTGCATGCTTTACTCTCCACTCTGTGTCATTTATTATTGTTGTGGCTCACCTGCATGGATATAGAACATACAATACAAGAGACGCATCAAGGAACTCCTGGATAGCAAGTATTGCAACAATGGGTGATGGGTGGCATAACAACCATCACAACAATCCAGGTAAATGGACAACACAGGAGAAGTGGTGGGAATTGGATCCAATGGGGTGGTTTATCCGATTAATCAAAAAGTAAATTATGAAAATCACATTGAACCGTAAACAGATTAAAACTCTTATTGAAGTATACAATCACTTTAGAGAGATAGATGAGTTTAAAATCTCTCTTGATGATGGGATTATATATGTTGGTATGGATTTAGTTAATGCTAAACCACAGAAAGTAGTGAGAGTGGACAAGCACGGTAAAGAAGTTTAAAATACCTGGCGTTCGTATAGTGGAAAATACAGGAAGCTTCTACCTTCTAAACGGCAGTTCGATTCTGTCACGCCGGACCAAATTGGAGTTATTATGTCAGATGGTGGTAAAGGGTCTAAGCAAAGACCCACTGATCTAAAAAAGTACGAAGAAAATTGGAATAGTATTTTTGGCACTAAGAAAAAGACAGAGCAAGAAAAGTTTGATGACCAAGTTATAATGGCACGTGAATACTATGATTTTGATGATGACGCGGGTGTAGCTCAGTTGGTAGAGCGTTAGCCTTCCAAGCTAAATGTCGCCAGTTCGAACCTGGTCGCCCGCTCCAGTTAGATGTTGACTTTATATGTTGAACAATGTAGAATCATCATACCGTTAATTATTTGTGAGGTTTATATCATGAAGGGTTTCATTCTTGGAGTAATAGTTACACTTGCTGTAATCTATCCGGATACCACGAAAGTTGTATTTGGCAAGACTGTTGACTTAGTTCACGGAGCTGTGATCAATGCTGCAAACTAACCCGCTTACTACAGGTGGGTTCATCAACAAGCAGTATGACTATGTTGATTTTAACCCGAGTAATAAGAAGCACAGAACTGCCTTTCTTGAGTTCAAACTCACAGGAAGATGGCCTGATAGTCTTCGATTCAATCTTGATCCATTGTATGTCTCTGTACCTACTATGATCAATCAAAAGCTATTAGATTATTATTTCCATCGTGATCGTAGTATCCCACAAGATCTAAAAGATAGTTATTTTAAAATTGCAACAACCTATCCTATTAGCTACATGGCTAGTGAGATAGTATTAATTGATGAGGTGATTGATGAATTACACAGCGATATCGGACAAAATCAAGTTACGACTGAAGGAAGCGAAAGCGGAATTCAAGGCATCTGATAATATATCCGATTTCATTAAAGAAGAAGAGCTTTCACAGTTAGTCGATGAGGTGAAGGGTAAGTTTCAAGGTGTATTAGAGTCTCTTGTCATCGATACAGAGAATGATCCTAACTCGATGGATACAGCTAAGCGTTTAGCTAAGATGTATGTTTATGAGTTAATGTCTGGTCGATATGATAAGAAGCCAAACGTGACTTCATTCCCTAATGAGGGTGAAGGTCGGTTTGAAGGTATGTTGGTTGTTCGCGCTGAGTTACGCTCTATGTGTAGTCATCACCACCAACCTGTCAAGGGTGTTTGCTATATCGGCATCATTCCTACTGGCCGAGTAATTGGTCTATCAAAGTATGTTCGTCTTGCTCAGTGGTGTGCACGTCGTGGCCAGCTACAAGAGGAACTAGTCAACCAGATCGCTAAGGTGATCATGAAAGAAACAGATACAGAGAATGTTGCTGTCTATATTGAAGCTACTCATGGCTGTATGGATAACCGTGGTGTAATGGCTCATTCATCGCTGACGCAAACATCTGCTGTACATGGTCTATTCCATAATAGTAGTGTAAAGCAAGAGTTCTTCGATAATATTAAGATGCAATCATCTAAGTGCTAATGAAAGATTTATCAACCCTCGCTAAAGAAGTGTGGAGTGCAAAAAGTCTTGAAGCTAAGAAGAGTGCAATGCTCGTCTTATTGGGGCAGCTTCAACACAAGCAGAAGATGCAGCAGTTCACAGATGAGGTAGAGAAAACTACTTCGTCAACACGTCTCGACTTCTTAGCAGCTAATCTTGTCTTGAGAGACGGTGACCCTGTAATTAAATGATTTTTAACATGAAACTAAGGAGAAGTAATACATGAATCAACATGAGAAACTATTGGGCTTTTTTAAATCTGGTAAAGAGATCACTGCTAAGCAAGCAGCTGGTTTGTTTCAAGTAACCAACCTTGCAGCTCGTGTATCTGAGTTGCGCGCACAGGGTTATTCAATCTACACTAACAAACTGAAGAATGGTAAGACAGCCTATCGTCTTGGCAAGCCTTCACGTCGTATGGTAGCTTTGGCTTACTCAATGGTTGGCAATGATGCATTTGCCCGACATGCCTAATCGCTGTTGAACCTTGAACCCGCTGTCTAATAAACAGCGGGTTTTTATTATGGAGATTATATGGTACACAAACATCAGAGGGTAAGTATGGAGCGCATTACTAAAAAATGGACACCATCGTTAGTAGAAGCTTACGGTCCTGAAGCAAGTAAAGCACGTGAAGCAGAGCTTATGGTAATTGAAGCATTTGCAGGTTGGGGATATCAGGTACTCGATTGTGAGTCTGATTTCCAGAGTCAGAAGCATGGTATTGATCTAACTATCAAACATCCGGACTGGCGTAGAGCATATTCAATAGATGTCAAATCCAACATGAATAAGTATGGTACATTTTGGGTAGAGACATCACCTGAAGGTTGGTTACGACATCCATCTAAAACTAGTGATCGTATATGTCATGTTTGTGTTGACACTGGTTGGGTTGCATGGTATGGTAGAGATCAAATGGTTGAGTGGTTACGTAAGAATGGTCACCTTAAAGTTGGCCTTTTTGAGATTACTACTCGTCACAAAATTGACTTTATTAACAAAAGAAAGATTGGATAATGACCAAAACTAGTATATGGGTAACATTTCAGAAAGAAGGGATACACTGCTATCCAGCAGCTGCAACTGATCCTAAGTTAGAATCAGTATCGTTCCTAGGTCATCCACATCGCCATATATTTCACTTTCGTGTAGAGATGGAAGTATTCCATGATGATCGTGATGTAGAATTTATTATGTTGAAGAGAGAGCTGGAAGGACTATATAATATAGGTACTCTTCAACTCAATAATATGTCATGTGAAATGATTGCAAGAGAGCTGTTGATATATCTAACACATACCTACCCTGATCGCGATCTAGTAATTGATGTTAGCGAAGATAATGAAAATGGATGTAGATTAGTCCATGACCATGACCATTATAAAATGAAAGGTGATTCTAAATAATGACTGATTTCTGTCACATAGCCCCTATCCCACATCTGGAAATAGTAAAAGGAGCCAAGACTCACTTACTATTAGCTCACCTGGTTGAGTCCAGTCCCCAATATGTTGATTTCTATCTTAAAGAAAAAGAACAAGGTAGCATAATCATTCTTGATAACTCTGCTTTTGAAATGTATAAGCAGAAGAAGCCAATGTACGATATTAACAAGCTAATTAGTATGGCTGAAAAGGTCAAAGCTGATTATGTTGTGATGTCAGACTACCCTAACGAATTCTCAACAAAAACTATCAATGCGGCTAAAGAGTTAGCTCCTCAGTTGAGGGATAAAGGCTTTGGTACATTCTTTTGCCCACAATCAAAGATTGGAGATATAGATGACCTTCATGAGTGCTTTGACTGGGCTGCCCAATCAGACCTTGTGGATTATATTGGTATGTCTATTCTTGCTATACCTAATGCTTACGGAGTAGAGAAGAACAATAAGCTACAACGTTTTGTTAGTCGATTCATGTTTATGCAAGAATTACATACTGCTGGTACACTAGATGTAATGAAATCGAACGGACAGAAGATCCATATGCTAGGTATGTTAGATGGTCCTGGTGAGATTCGTTTGATGACACCGTTTAGAAAATATATCGACACATGGGATAGTAGTGCTGCTATCTGGTTAGGACTTCATGCTGGTGCTCACTTCGATCGTTCTCCTACTGGCTTATTGAATGGAAAGTATGAAGAAGAGGTTGATTTTAGTTACGAGAATAAAGGAAATGTGTTGACTGCAGTGATTAACAAGAGTATAATCAACAACTATATTTCAATATACTTAAATGAGGACGATTATGCCTGATTACAAATATAATGAAGACAAGTACCTGTCAGATATTCAAAAGTATTTGGATGGTACCTACGGTGAGCACTATGTTGCCAAGGATATCCAGGTAATTGATATCTGGGAGTCGCTTGACAGTCTTGAAACTACAGCTAGAGATACAGCTGTCAAGTATCTTTGCCGGTATGGTAAGAAGGGTGGCAAGAATAGAAAAGATCTATTGAAGGCTATCCACTATATCATTCTCATGATGTATGCTGTAGATAAAGCAAGTGCTGAACATAATTATACTCCATCCGAGGATGCGCTGGATGAGATATTAAAGAAGAAGAGTGGTATTATATTAAAGAGTGACCCAGTAGGAATGTTGAATGTTAGTGAGGAAACCTATACTACAAGAGGATCCTTTGGTACGTTACATACACATAAAACTTTAGAAGACGCATATGACGAGGTAGAAAGACATGATTCATATACTAGGAACCAATAGTCACTCAACGCTGACCAATGTTCAGCCTGGGGACTCTCAACCAAATGCAATAGATCTTAGACTTGATAAAGTCTATCGCATGAAGCATAATGAGTTTATTATTGATAACGAGAATAAGACTCATAGAGGTACTGTAGAAGAAACACCAACATCCGATGGCTGGTATATTCTTCCAGAGGGTACATATGAAGTAGTAATGGAGAACATAGTTCGAATAGGACCTGATGAAGCTGGTTGGGTCATTACTCGTTCTACATTAAACCGTAATGGTGTATTCATTACATCTGGTTTATATGATTCGGGCTATCATGGTGTAATGGCAGGTGCATTGCATGTAACTGGTGGTCCAGTAAGAATTAAGAAGGGGACTCGTATTGCGCAGTTCTTACTTTTTAAAGCAGAAGCACTTTCTGGATATAATGGCTCATACGGTTTAGGTAGTGAGCATGACAAAAAATACAAATAAGGAGTTTTATAATGGCTGAAGGTTTTAAATTACA